ACCAAGGAGCTGGTCACGAGACTACCGTGCATTGCAGAGAACAAAGCACCACCGAACACACCAGCAACACCTGCCATGTGGAAGGGATGCATAAGGATGTTGTGTTCAGCTTGGAAGACAAGCATGAAGTTAAACGTACCGGAGATACCAAGAGGCATACCGTCAGAGAAAGAACCCTGACCGAAGGGGTAGACAAGGAACACTGCGCTAGCTGCTGCAACAGGTGCAGAGTAAGCAACAAAGATCCAGGGGCGCATACCTAGTCGATAGCTAAGTTCCCATTCGCGTCCCATGTAAGAATAGATACCAATGAGAAAGTGGAAGACGACGAGCTGATATGGTCCGCCGTTATAAAGCCATTCCTCAAGTGTATTAGCTTCCCAAATTGGGTAGAAGTGTAGTCCGATGGCATTGCTGCTGGGGACGACGGCTCCCGATATGATGTTGTTTCCATACATGAGGGAACCGGCAACGGGTTCACGAATTCCATCAATGTCAACTGGTGGTGCAGCGATAAAGGCAATAATAAAACAGGTGGTTGCAGCCAGCAGACAAGGAATCATCAGCGTGCCGAACCAACCAACATACAGTCGGTTGTTAGTAGAGGTAACCCATTTACAAAAGGATTCCCAGGTAGTATTTTGTTTTTGAGTGAGAGTTGTAGCAGTCATTTAAATAAGAATACGATTAATTAAAAGAAATGGTGGGTACTTTAAATAAGGGTATGTATTTGAGCACTAAATAGCCCTCCCCAAGGCTCACATCCAGTGGGAGGGCGGCTGCTAACTATCAGAAGCGGTAGGTTACACCGGCTTTCACATTAGAACCCAGCTCATCGCCAGTGATGAATGCATATTCACCATAGACTTCAAGGTTCTCGTTTACATCATAAGCAATGCCAGCTTTACCAGACAGTTCAACCTCGTTGTCACCACCTTCAGGCAGGACAAAGGCAGGACCGCCTTGGATGTAAGCAGAAGCGGACTCACCCACAGGGAATTCATAACCAGCGTGGGTTTCAATCACGGTGCCAAGGGCATCGTTACCATACCAGGTGGAGTTAGACTCACCATTCACATAAGGACCAGCAATAGCGGCACCTTGTGCCATGCTGAGGAGGAGACCGGAAGCGATAATAGATTTCATTGTTTGATTTTAAGACAGTTGTTTACGCGGGTACCGCCTTTTACTTTTGTACCCGATTTACGATAGCCCTTCCAACAGGACTTATCAAGGCGTTGTTTGGTGGCTTTTTTCTTAGCCGCCATCACCAAATACCTGGGATGAGCTGACCAGTCACAGCGTATGCACCAATAGCTGCGATGACACCTAGCATAGCCAGGCGCCCATTCAACATTTCAGCTTTCTCGTTGTGTGTCACAGTAATGTTTTCCATGATGATAGGTGGTTCTTTTGCAAAGAGGTTTTGTTGTCCTCGATCGTTGGTGGTAACAGTCATTAGTATTGTAGGTTAGAACGTTCGAGTTTATTGAAGACATCCTGTCGATAGGCAGGGTCACGGTCGTAACGTGGGTTGGACATTGCTTCTACAACCTCAGCTTGACTGCGGAATACATCAGCAGTATTGACTGGTTGTTTACCGGTCAACATCCGACCTTCGTAACCGTTGTTCTCAGTGAACTGTGCTTTGATGCCAGCAACAGCCAGCATAATAGCAGTAGGGTTGGAAGTTTCTACAAGAGAATCAAATGCCTGAACAACTTCAGCGTCCAGGTTATCCCCTGCCCACTTCATAAGGTTCTGATATTCCTCAGGTCCACCAACTGTTTGTTGGATGTTAGCGATGTCAGCATCAGACAAGTCAGGAGCTTGTGTAGGTTGTTGTGCATTAATGTATGCTTGAACCAACTCAGCACTGTCCATCTTAGATAGCTCAGCGATGGTTTCATCCGTCAGCTTACCTGACTCTGACCATTCAGTAGCAGCTGTATCAAAGATACTAGTCTCTACTTCTTCTTCGACCCGTTGCTCTTCGTCCCGCACTTCTTGTTGGGACTCTGCATTTTCATCATTAGTTTCTCCAAGTTTCTTTTGCAGTTCGATGTAAGCTTGTTCCAATGCCTCAGCATCTTTGAACTTACCAGCCAACATCTGGTTTTGATCAGCTACAGCCTGTTCACCAATAGCTAGAGCTTCTTGCTCTGCCTCGTTGAATTCAGGCTGGTCTGCTGGAGTGGAATCATACGTCAATGTTGCCATTTGCTGTTAGTACTTTTAGTTTACCAAGACCCACACTCTCTACGTAGTTGGGTGAACGACCAAGGGTAGGTGTACCCACCTTGGGTTTGGGTGCATACTTGTTAGGTTCAGGTGTCTCTACCTTAAGGGTAGGTGCTTCCATACTAGCCATCTTAGACATAGTATGTTCCTGAACCTCTTCAGTACGAGGTGCTTCTGCAACAGTAGGTTTTTTAGTAGTCCTACGTTTGCGAGTCTTAGCCTTCGGGACTTCCTGCCCCGGCTTGTTCATTTCCATTAATCATCTCCATTGCTTGAGGGTTTTTGGTGGGGTCTGCCATAGGAGAACTGGCAAGCTGCCCTGCTTGTTTAGTAAGCTCCATCTGTTGAGCTTGTTGCTGTGCTTGTGCTTCCTCTTCTTGCATTGTCTCTGGTGATTTGACCAGGTTCAATACATCAATACCTTGTGCAGTAGCTAGACGTTTGATTGCTTCAGTAGCATCAATGTGTTTAACCAAAGCTTCAGGTCCAAGGGTCTGAGCAACAGTAGTAATAAATTGGGTCAAGCTTTCACGGTCTTGACCACGTCCCAAGGCATTAACACCAGCCACAATCTGTGGTCGTACAATATCCTTAGGTAGTTTAGGTAGTTGGTTAGTCCGTTGCAGGACCAACAAGGTACGGTTCAGGTATGGTACAAGGAACTCAACAGTCAGCAGACTGAACAGTCCACCTAGTTGTTGTTCTAGTTCCAGCTGTGTAAGGCGTACCTCTTCAGCAGTAGTACGTTCAGACTGACGGACATTCAACACAAGGAATGCCTCACCAATCCTACGTTCAAGATTGTTTGCCATCTCAGCAGCAGTTCTGAAGTCAGCAGTCTTGCCCACTTGGACAACACCGATGTCATCAGGTCTACCCTGTACGATAGCTCCGTTGCCTGCCTGTGCCAGTGTCTGAGGTTTAGTGGTGCTTGAAGGTGATACTACAAACACAACCTTTGCGGCTGCTGCAGAGCCTTCTACGAGTGCCTGAGACAATCCCTCAAGGGACTTCAGGTCACCAAGGAACTCCTCCACTCGACCACGACCATAGTCTTCTCCATCAACTGTGTTGAATCGAAGCGGCAACCATGGGCTGCTGTTCTTTGGTGCAGTGCTACGTGTGTTAGGGATTACCTTGTCGTATGCCTCTTGGTGCCACACCCACCTGCCATCTTCCAGGCGTACATAGGTGTAGACATCAACCTCATCAGTCTCTAGTGAAGGACCAGCAGGATGGTTTGGTTTGGGTAGTGGTACATTCAGCAGGTCTTTGTGTACCTTCTCCCTGGTTAGGATTTCAATCACGTTGCCATCACCATCACGGTTGACAACAAACCTATTGAATGGGTAGTGCTTCAACCCTTCCTTACCCATATAGATAAGGGAGTTACCACCTACAATCAGATGTTTGATTGCTTGGTGTACAACTACACGGTCATTAGATGCATTGATTGAATCCATCACCATCCTTTCCATCTTGGAGAAGGATAGGTCTAACTCACTACGAATCTCAGGAGGAAACTCCTCACCTAATTTATCATCCCGTACTTGGAACTTAAAGAAGGTAGTCTGAGGTGGTAGCAAAGCAAGCATCAATTTAGATGCCAAGTTTACAACTGACTTAGCACCAACTGATTGCCATGGTGTAAACAGAGTCCTGCGGTTCTCGTTCTCATCATCCCTACGAATCAGGTAGGGTAGAGTCAAGCGAGAACATTCCACTGCTACATGTAGGAAGTCTTCCCTAAATGTAGACAGCTTATCATACTTAGCACGTGCTGTAGACTTCACAGGTTAATCCCCCCTGACTTAGACTGACCAATGTTCAGTGGGATTCTTAGTTGTGAGGTACCCCTTGAAATAGCTAGCCGTTCACGTGCAGTAGTCCTAGACTTAACCTGTTGCTGCTTGTCATCACCACTACTCAAAGGTCGTGGTGGTGGAGCAGGTGTAGGTGGTGGGGGTGCAGGAGTCGGCGGCGGCGGTGCCGGTGGGGGTTTTGGTACTGGTGCTGATGTTTGTTGTGATCCGCCAAAACACATTGTTATTTCTCCATGTATTGTTTAATCCATTCGACCACACATCGCTGCCCTGCTTTATACATGATAGCTTCTATGGTGTCGGTTGGGTTTGGTGTGACGGGTGGAAAGATTTCATCTAGTTGTTCGAGCATGACTGTGTTGGTCATGCCCTGAACTTCAAGCGTATTGAGGTAGGTTGACATTACTGTGCTCAAAGAATGCTGGCATCCGCGCTGCTCGTGTGTCAGAAAGTTGTGGCGCTTTACCTTCGTACATTAAACGATCGCTGGAATCCAGCCAAAATTTTTTGTCCAAAAATCTATCGGTAGTATTTATACCTAATGGCTGCATAACCCAGTTAATCGTAGCTTTACGGAGTTTATCCAGTGACTGACTGGGTTTAAGACCCAATTCAGCACATACTAGGCTATTTGTAGCTACGTGGATTTGTTCGTCTCGGCTGATGTCTGCTGAGACTGTTCGCATTCCAGCATCACCATTGAAACGGAAAAAGGGGAGTAACACGAAGAAAATCGCACGCTCGGCAACCATCGCTTTGAGGATCGTGTGATCTGGATGTTCAATCCAGGCTTTTTGGAGTCTGAGCGCTTCTTCCTCAGCTTTTTCATCAACGCCGTAAGCGTTTGCGATATAACCCAACGCGAGGTCGTGGTTCTCTTCGTCTGTGATATTGGATCGTAGGATATCCACACTTGCTTTCGGTACTTCATTTTGTAAGGTGGTTTGAATAAAGTCTCCAACAGGTAGTTCCATATGTCGTAACGCAAGAGCACGATAAATAGCTTCTTCCGCACCTTCTTTACAAACTCCTGCGGTGGTTTGGACTGGTGTCCATTTACGCTTACGCGCCATTAGTTTGTCGTAGGGATTCATTCTTCACCCACCTCAATTCCAAGGTGAGCAATAACTTCAGCAATGCTGTCAGGTGTGATGTCACCTTCAGCAACAGCTGCAAGCTGAGTTTGAAGTTCAGCAACCATCTGGTTAGCATCTGCTAGTTGTTGAGCTAGAGTTGCATTGTTTGCAGTCAATGCTGTCAGCTCAGATTGAAGTGTCGCAATTTGCGTCATTAGTGTTGAGCTATCTTCACCAGCAGCAGCGGCACGGATAGCTTCAGCAATATTACCAAGCTGAACGATTTGCTCAGCCTGGAGTTTTTGTTCACGAGTTAAAGGAGTATAGGTAGTCATTCTTGACAATCACAAGTAGGTTCATTTAAAAGACTTGCAAGATAATCATCTACTAATGCCTCATCAAGTGCAGCATACGCATCAGACTTATCTTGTACATCGCCCATGACTTGGAGCGAATAATATAGGGAGGTCTGAGGCGATGCCAACCACTCTTCGATGAAAGCATTGTCATAGATGACCATGTCTGACCAGCTATTGAAGCTATAACCGTGAAGAAGTCCCGTACGGGTGTAAAGGGTCATGATGCCATCAGCAACACGCTTATAAGCTTCCCAACCCACTTTAGAGGCAATTTCTACATCACCATAGTTGTATGTTTGTACTCCGAAAGTACCTGAGTCGCGATCGACTGTCTGCGAGATAGGTGGAGCGATTTCTGGTGTGCAAGTATAACCATCCAGATCTGTGCTTCGATAACTGCAGGAGGCAGTGGGCGCGATAGCAAAGGCTCGAACCATATTATTGTGGCGAGCAATGCTGGCGGCACCTTCAATACCATTGGCAAGCTGAGATACAAGCTCATAGGCTGCTGAGTGTACCACTTCTCCTTTGTTGTAGTGTTCCAAAGCACGACCGAATTGCTCATAGGTTACACCGTACCGCCGTAGGAGGTTTGCGAGACCAAGCATTCCGAGTCCCACCTGTCGATCAGTTTCAGACGGGAGGTATTCTCCAGTATCTCCGACACCTGTCCTACCATGTAGCTGGCACAGCTCGGACATACCATCAGCAAATGCTCGTGGGATGTCGTCGAACTCACAGGCTCCAAGATTGACATGCTGTAGGAGGCATGTTCCACGTGAGGGCAGGTATACTTCGAGACAGACG